GACGGCGAAGAGTAGGAGGGGGCGGGGGTGATCGAGGGGTACCTGCCGTTCTCTACTGTGCAGATTGGTGCGCTAGATTGGTGTTTGGATGTCGACGACCGAACGGCCGACGAAGAGGAGGCTTACGGCGTCACGATCGGCACGAAGTCGACCATTCGTGTTTCGCCAAACTTGCCGAAGTGGAAACTCAAGGACACCGTCTTGCACGAGATCATCCACGCCATCAACCTCACGTTCCTGCCGCCAAAGGATAAAGGCGTCATGTCGGAGGCGCAGGTGAAATTCATGGCCGTGGCGCTCACCACCGTGTTTCGGGCGAACCCTGCGCTAGCGAGGTGGCTTGTCGAATGACCCTCCGCCGTCTCTGGCACTGGCTGTTCTAGCACCCCTACGTCGGCATCGAGCCAGGAACGAACCCGTATGCGGAAGGCAGCGGCTTCTATCGCTGTCTATGCGGCAAGAAGGTGAGCTACGTGGGGAGACGAAAGGCGTGACGCACGACTTACCAGGTTGTCAGGGCCAGTACGACGCTTCGTGGAGGCATTGGCGCTTCCCGTGCCGGATGGTCTTGGACAAGCGGATCATTCAGCACAACGACTCGTCTACAGGCCGTCGCCTTCATGTCGCATGGCACGACGTTCTGGGCATGCCGACCGAGGCTGTGGCGACAGACGACAATGGCGAGGTGATTCACTTCACCGTCGACTACGGCTACTTCGAGAGCGGCCCCGTCCATCTCGGCGGCGACCCCCATCTTGGTCTCAGGATCGACCCCCGGTGCAATGAACTACTCTCTGAGATCGACAGTATCCCGAATCCCTTCGCCCCCGACCTCGCCTCCGCCACGGGGAACGAGTACGACTAGCCCGTGATCTCCCCCTCCTACGTCGCTCAACTGGGCGCGGTCCTCAAGTGGGAGTGGACCGCCGCGCAAGCCGAGATTGTCCAGCATCCTGCACGCTTCACCGCGATCAGCGGCGGCGACCGTTCAGGGAAGTCGCGGTTTACGTCTCGCTGGCTGCATGTCCAGATTTGCGACTACCTTGAGGCGAAGATGGCCGAGCTGGAGGGCAAGGGCGACCCCAAGTCGGTTCTTGGCGTGGCGTGGATCGTGGCCGAGCAGTACGACAAAACGTGGCAGGAGTTCAACTACCTGGCCGACGACTTGCGAAGGCAGTTTGGCCCCGAGGCCATTGACTTTACCTCGGTCGTGAACCCTGGACTTGGGAAAATCCTGACCCCTTTTGGGCAAGTCCACGTCAAAACCAAGATGGCGCTTGAATCCGCCTTAATCATGGAAGCCCCCTTCGCGGTCGCGGTCGTGGAGGCCGCGCAGGTTCCATACGGGGCGTACCTGAGGCTGCAAGGGCGTGTGTCAGAAAAGCGCGCGCCCATCCTCCTGTCAGGCTCCCTCGAACAGGACATCGGCTGGTATCCCTCGCTGGTCGAACGCTGGGAATCCCCCGCGATCTGGGCGACTGAAAACTCTCGTTCGTGGCGCGTGCCCTCGCACACGAACAGCTTTGCCTACCCGCTGGGAGAGAACGACCCGGAGATATTGCGGCTCAAGCGCGAGCTTCCCGAGCACGAGTTCAACCGCCGTCACATGGGAAAGCCCTCGCCTCCCAAGGGACTTGTGCATTCGCTGTTCCGAATGGCCGTGCATGTAAGGAACGTGGAGTTTCTGCCCGACGAGACGATCTATCTCGCCATCGACCCCGGCATCGCAGGGCCCGCTGGGGGGGGGTCTTCTTACGCCATCGAGTGCTTCCAGTACGTGAACGGGCAGGTCAGGGTGTTCGACGAGATTCACGAGTCAGACAAGCTCGAAACGTTCATCATCGAGCACATGCTGACCAAGAAGCCGTGGTGGGGCAAGGGGAACATCATCGGGGTCATCGACCGCGCCGGGGCCGCTCGCGCGGGCGCGCACGAAGCCTCTATTGAGGTCTACCGGAAGATGGCAGGGCTGAACCTTCTCTACACCGAGGCGGCTATCCCGATTCCTGACCAGATCAGGCGCTTCGACTCGTTCCTGCAAGTCAACGGGATCACGGGAGAGCCGGGAATGGTCTTCGACACGAAGGTCGAGGGGGTGCTCTCCGAGATGGGCGGCGTCCTGAATCGCCGTGTCGACCCGCCCTCCCTGCGGGCCTACCAGTGGAACCTGAACGCGCAGGGGGAACTGGTGGGAAACGTGCCGCGAGACCGCTACAACGACGGCATCAAGGCGATCAGCTATGCCCTGTGCCACCAGTTCGGGTTCGCGACCGCCTCAAGCCCTCGCAGGCTGATCCGCGTCATCCGCCGAAGGGATCGAAGAAGGTACGCAGCTTAGGAGGAGAGCGATGCACAACACCGTAACATCGACGTCATGTGAACATCCGACCATCGAGGACTTCATATGTCAGAAATGCGGTGTCCGCGTGGGTGGAGACTTCACCGCAGGAAGCAAACCGCCCGGCGACCCACTGGACGAGGCCGCTGCGCGGCGGCTGCTTACGGAGTTCTTCACATCAGCGCGGCGAGAAGTTCATTCGACCGCGGTTGGTTACAGTTCTGGGGGCTATCAGACCAACATCGCTGACGCCATGTTCGAGATGGCGGCTGCAATGAAGTCGCTGTCATACCAACTGGCGCGGGTGCTAGACAAGAAGAAATGGTAGGCGTCATCCGCCGGCGAGACCGGCGACGGCACGCGGCGTGAGCGCCGAGACCTCCGCGGCCACCATCCTGTCCGCGACCGCAAGCAGGCCCGTGCGCGGCTCCCAGCCCAGCTCCCTCTGCGCCTTCGTGATGTCCGACCGCATCTCGCGATTGTCGATCGGGCGCACCAGCGACTGGTCGAAGGTCACATGCCGTTCGGGGTCAAGCCCCGCGACGCGGAACGCGGCGTGAACGAAAGCTTGGGCGGTATGGGATTCCCCCGTTCCCACCACGAAGTCGTCGGGCCGTTCGTGCTGGAGGATGCGGTGCATGACCTCCACGTAATCGGGAGCCCAGCCCCAGTCACGCTGCGCCGACAGGTCACCGAAGGCCACCGTGTCCTGCAAGCCCGCCTTGATGCGAGCGACCGCCTTCGCGGCCTTTCTCGACAGGAACCGCTCGGAGCGGCGAGGGGATTCGTGATTGAACAGGATGCCGTTGGAGGCGAACATCCCGTAGGCTTCCCGGTAGATACGGGTGACGTGGAAGGCGTACAGCTTGGCCGCCCCGTAGGGAGACGTGGGAATCATCGGGGTTGTCTCGGATTGCGGCGGCGGCTGGTTGCCGTAAAGCTCTGAGGTAGACGCCTGGTAGAACCGGATGCGGGGGTTGACGTGTCTGACCGCTTCGAGAAACCGCACCGTGCCCAACCCGGTGACGTTTCCCACATGCACGGGCAACTCGAAGCTCGTCGGGACGTGGGCCTCGGCCGCCAGATGGTAGATTTCGTCGGGGTTCACTTGCGCGACCAGCCTGGTTGGGTCGCTGGAGATGTCGAAGGGATGCAGAGTCAGCCGGTCGGCGATACGCGCTATCCGCCATTGATTCGGAACGCTTGCGGGCCGAATGGTTCCGTGAACGGCGTACCCGAGGCCCAGCAGGTACTCGGCCAAATAGGAGCCGTCCTGACCTCCGACCCCGGTAATGAGGGCGACCTTGCTCACGATCTACTCTCCTTCCTCGCGTGCGCGCGTGACCCAGTAGAGGATACAGACGGCCAACTCCTGACGCTGTTCGCGCTCGCGGCGTCCATCAAGGGCCACAGCTTTCTGGAACTCGGCGTGCGTCACGCCCGGAGCACCCTTCCCCTGCTGTGGGCGGCGAAGCTGTCCGAGGGGTATCTGACGTCCGTGGACAAGATAGACCCAGAATTTTCCCCGCCCGAATCCCTTGCCCCCTACTGGCGGTTCGTCAAGTGCGACGCGCTCGACTTCCTGCGCTCTCGCAACGAACGCTACGACTTGGTGTTCGTGGACGACTGGCACGGCTACCCGCATGTGAAGGCGGAACTGGCCGAACTCGACCGTCTCGTGGGGCCGGGTTCACTGATCCTGCTTCACGACACCATGCACGGGCGTACCGAGCCGTTCTACAACGTCGACCTGTCGATCAAGGACGGCCAGTGGGAAGGCGGTGGGCCTGCGCGCGCCATGATGGAACTCGACCCGCTGCGGTGGGAGTGGGCAACCCTGCCGTGGTGGCACGGGCTGTCGATCATCCGCAAGAAGCACTCGAAGCTCTACTACCCAAGGTAGTCGCCGTCAACGCAAACGCCAAGGGTGCTACATTATTCACGTTTACGCCCTTGGGAAAGTGGCTAACGCTATTTGACTACCGCATCCCGCAACGGCCGCGCCCCAGACAGCATCAAGTCCACCGACGACGACGCGCGCAAGGTCATCGACCGCGTGACCAGCCGGTTCCGTGACGAGCAGGCTGTGTTCGACAGATTCGACAGGGACTGGGATCTGTGGGTGCTTGAGAAGTGGCAGCCCGAGAACGAGGACTCCATCTCCCCCGAGGACGCCTACACCACCAACGCGCCGCGGGTGCTGGCCCAGAAGATCATCGCATTCATCTCCGCCACCGAGTTGATAGTCCGGGTTCCCAATGACGACGCCGACAAGCCCCAAGAAGCCCTCAACGACTCAGCCGAGTCCCTTGCGATCGGCATGCTCAAGCTGGCCGACGAACGACTCCGCAGGGGAGGACGGCCAGCCCTCAAGGAGTCATTGGCCTTCTACTCCACTGTCCGAGGACGTTGGGCGGCGACTCGCACTGTTCTCCGCAAGGGGCCGAACGGACGCACGTTCCCCGACATCCTGCCCCTGGACCCGCGTCATCTTGTAATCGAGTGGGGCGAGGACGAGCCGGTATGGTCCGCGTACCGCATGAGCTACACCCGCGACGCAATCCGCAGCCGTTACGGGAACGTCGCGTTCCGTGAGACGCATCGGGAGGACGATCAGGCCGTCGAGTGGGTCTACGAGTACTACGGCCTCATGCCCAACCGCGATTTTGACCCCGAGAGCAACAACCCGTTCTGGGCGCGCCCCAACCTGTACGTCTGCGGCACGGTGATCGAGGGCCACTGGGTCAAGCCGCTTCGTGACGTGTTCACCATGCACTTCCCGGTCACCGCCGTCCCGGTCGACGCCCAACCCCACATCACGCCCACAGAACGCGGCGAGTCGACCATCGAGCACTTTGGCGAGTCGGTGTTCTCCGAG